GATATTCGTGCCCGTCTAACGGCACAAGAAAGTAAGAAAACAGGGCAAGGTGCCCGCACTCAAGACAATGCAATCTATCCGCACTGGAACATGGAAGAAGGTACAACCGCTTCTATTCGTTTTCTTCCAGACGCAGATTCTAAGAACACATTTTTCTGGGTAGAACGTCAGATCATCAAGTTGCCATTCAATGGTGTAAAAGGTGATTCTAGTGTAAAGCAAATTCAAGTACAAGTACCATGCGTAGAAATGTATGGCGACAACTGTCCTATCTTGGCAGAAGTTCGTCCATGGTATAAGGACGAAGGTCTCAAGGATATGGCAAACAAGTATTGGAAGAAGCGCAGCTATCTGTTCCAAGGATTTGTTCGTCAGAACCCAATCGGTAACGATGTAACACCAGCGAATCCAATTCGTCGTTTTGTTATCAGCCCGCAAATCTTCACTATCATTAAGAGTTCATTGATGGACCCTGAAATGGAAAACATTCCAACTGATTACGTAAAAGGCTTTGACTTTAACGTAAAGAAGTCTAGTAAAGGTGGTTATGCTGACTACTCAACTAGTACTTGGGCCCGCAAAGACACTGCATTGACCGAAGCAGAACAAGCTGCTATCGAAGCTCATGGGTTGTTCAATCTTGCTGACTTCTTACCAAAGAAGCCAAGCGAAAGTGAATTGCGCATCATTAAGGAAATGTTTGAGGCTTCTGTAGATGGTAAGCCTTATGACAATGATAAGTGGGGTGCATACTATCGTCCATATGGATTGAATGCACCAGAAGGTGATGCAGGTAGTGATGTACCAGCACCGAGTGCTAGTACCGCTAGTACTCCAAAATCAAACGATGACGAGCCAACTCAGTCAAGTCAGCCAGTAGACGTTCCTAAGGTATCTACAAGCGATAAGACATCACCGCAAGATATTCTTGCGATGATTCGTGCCCGTAAGTCGTAATAGGTTTGGGGAGAGGTAATACTCTCCCCTTTTCTTAATGAGGAAACTACTATGACATTACCAGATGAAAGATTCCGCGCATTAAAACAGGGAAAGAAATTACTAGAGGAACTATGTGATCCAGGTAAAACACCTAGAGTACCTAGTACTGTACGTGATCGTGCCCGTAGTGTGTTAAGGCATTATCCTAATGATCATGACTTTGATCGTATAGCAGATAATTGTCCCGAGATGCTTGATAAATTATCATTTAGTGATAGAATCATTGTACAAAAGAAAAATATTAGAGGATAAAAGGAATACGATGCCCAAGAAACAAGAGCGTAAGCAGGCACTTGAAGAAGGAAGAGATACCTACTTTACAGGTCGTCCTTGTAAGAGAGGGCACATTTAAATTAAAGTCAGATATGACTTTTGAAGAATTGAAAAAAATCATGAATTATATAGAGGAAAAAACATATGACCAAACCCTTTGATATCAGCAAGTTTAGGAAGGATATTACAAAGTCTATCGAAGGACTTTCGATTGGATTTAATGATCCTACTGATTGGATCAGTACAGGCAATCATGCTCTTAATTATCTTATCAGTGGAGACTTTCACAAAGGTGTACCACTAGGCAAGGTAACTGTATTCGCAGGTGAGAGTGGATCCGGCAAGTCATATATTTGTTCTGGTAACCTCGTAAGAGGCGCACAAGAACAAGGTATTTTTGTTGTATTGATTGATACAGAAAATGCACTTGACGAAGATTGGCTAAAAGCACTTGGGGTCGATACAAGTGAAGATAAGTTACTTAAACTCAACATGGCAATGATTGACGATGTTGCCAAAACAATCAGTGAGTTTATGAAAAGTTATAAGACACTAGCTGAAGGTGAAAAACCAAAGGTATTGTTTATTATTGATAGTCTCGGTATGTTGTTGACTCCAACTGATGTTAATCAGTTTGAAGCCGGCGACATGAAGGGTGATATGGGTCGTAAGCCAAAAGCATTGACTGCTCTAGTTCGTAATTGCGTTAATATGTTTGGTTCACACAACGTCGGTCTTGTAGCAACTAATCATACATATGCGTCACAGGATATGTTTGACCCGGATGACAAGATTAGCGGTGGACAAGGCTTTGTCTATGCTTCAAGTATTGTTGTTGCCATGAAAAAACTCAAACTTAAGGAAGACGAAGACGGTAACAAGATCAGCGAAGTACGTGGTATTCGTAGTGCTTGTAAGATAATGAAGACACGTTATGCTAAACCGTTTGAAAGCGTTCAAGTTAAGATTCCTTATGATCAAGGAATGAGTCCATATAGCGGCTTGCTTGATCTATTTGAAAAAGCTAACATTCTTACTAAGGAAGGTAATCGTTTGTCTTATACTACTAACGATGGAACTGTACTCAAGTTCTTTAGAAAGGGTTGGGAAAGTAACGAAGATAATTGTCTTGACAAAGTAATGTTAGAATATGAAAATAGACAATCAAAGATAAGTAATACGAGTTCTGTTGAGGAGGAATAACAGTAATGAGTATTACAGTAATTGCAGAAGTGTGGAAAGCCTTAAAGCATGAAATCGATGATGCAAATCTCGATGATGCTGCCGAAGCACTTGTTAATGTTTTGATTGATAATGACTATGAAACTGCCGAAATAAAAGGAGCCTTTCGTGGTGAGAGTGAAGTATTAGGAGCGATCCGAGACTATAATTCACAACACGAGGATGAAGAGGAATACGAAGAAGAAGAGGCAGATCAGGAATATGATGAAGACTATGATGATGACGAGTACTAATGAACTGGTATACAAAAATCACACAAGATTTGTCAGTAATTCCTGATTTCATAGTTCATTATGAAAATGAACTAGAGCAGGCAAAGTTCGACTGCCGAGTAGGTGGAAAGGTAGAAAAGAATATCTCAAATCTACCCGGCATTACCGAACACAGATTTAATCAACTTCAAGAGATTGAAGCAATACTTAATTATATGAACATACGGCTACGTAAGATACGTAGAACTTATTTTCAGAAATACTTAGAAGGATATAACCGCGCACTTACAAGCCGTGATGCTGAAAAGTATGTAGACGGTGAAGACGAGGTTATTGACTTTGAAGTATTGATTAATGAAGTAGCATTGTTGAGAAACAAATGGCTTGGTATCATGAAGGGTCTTGATAGCAAGCAATGGCAATTAGGACATATTGTCCGTTTGCGTACAGCAGGTATGGAAGATATTATAGTGAGTTAACGTAAGTTATTGATTTTAAAGAATATTAAATAGTTGACATTATTGGTGTGCGACTATATACTGATTATATTGAGTACGGAGTGTGAGTATGTCAAACGAGAATTTTTTACGTTCGATCATTTTCTATTTGAAAACACAAAGGTCATATCTTTATTCACCTATTAATATCATAGAAAACGATGAAACTTGTTCATTACACTTCAATTATTTAAATTCACCTGTTGAAATCGTAATTTATAATCCGCAATTCATAAAAGTAAAAATTAATAATGAATTAGTTAATATTTGCTGTAACATGGATAGTCTAAGAGTAGCAATAGACGATCTGCAAAGACTTCGCTTTGATTATGAAAGATAGACAGCTTATAGAAGCCGCTATTAATGCCATAGAAAGTGTAAGTTTACAGGATCTTCATAAGTACCCCAAATTAGAATTGGTGTTACCTATGTTACATGAGGCATTGATAATAGAAGACGAATGTATACATGCCTTTAATAATCAAGGCATTTGTATATGCGGAGCAACGGTACACGATAAATAAAATATAGGAGATCGAAACATGTCTGTCTATAGATACAATTCTATTGCTGAATTAATCGCCCATTTAGGTCCAATGGAACTAAAACTTTATAATGAATTTGGGCGACAGGATTATGTGCATCTTANGGAGATGTGGGCATGTGTGGATGAGAACAAGTTTGATTCTTGGTACGACAATACCGATCCAGAACTAGCAGAACATATACTAGACCTCAGTAGTGAAGCTAGTCACCTATACAGAATGTACGATTCTGTTAAATTATTACACTAAAATCAGTAAGTTGTTGATTTACAAAGACTTTTTTCTTTTGAAAAAACGCTTGACCTTTTAACCCTAATACCGTATAATAGTCACATAGAGTTGAGTTTTGGAGATTGATGTGTATACTGTAGAACTTTACAAAAAGGATGCTCGCAAGAAGAGCGGAGAGCGATTGGTTCGCATGGTAGATCACAGCACCGCAGATCGTGCGGCCATCGCAGAGGTCTATACTAAGAAGTATCCCGCTTCTAAGGGCTATCGTTTTGAGATAATCAAGACAGTGAGATACACAAGACAATCGTATTATATTTAGGTGTAATGAAATGATTATTCTAGTTGGTTTGTTGTTAATGGTACTGGGTTTCATAGTATATATCATCTTTGATATGTTGGATGATGTATCTACACGGTACTATAAAAATATGAATTTAACAGTTTGGCATCGTTATCCTTGGTCTATTCCATTGATTCGTGTTTTATTGTTTGGTGGTTCTACTGTTACTAGTATTGGCATAATTTATTATCTGTATAATTGGATTGTTCAATGAGTGAGTATGATCCTGATCGTTGGGTAGTTTTAGAAATTACTCAAAATCAAAAAAGTATACGCAGAGTATTGGCTGGTTGGCGTGATAAGTTTTTAGGAGCCAGTAACTATAGACTCAGTTCACCTGTTGTTAAAGTATTGGATATGGACAAATATTACAGAGTTGTTACCAAAACTGGTAACGTTTATTGCTGTCATAAAGAGTGTGAAGGAATGAATGTTATCACCGCTAGAGTAGTTTCGTCCTTATCCAAACAATTGGAAGGTAAGGGTTCGGTTGACTTTGTTACACTTGGGTCTTAAACTTTAAGATTATGAACGTCAAGATTAAGTCTTTATATGAGCGAGCATTAGTCGCTGCCGGCAAAGAAAAGAAATTTGATACTACTGATATGGATGTAGTAAATGAGTTCGCTAAGTTGCTGGTTTATGCGTGTGCGGAATTCGCAGTTGTTCAGCAGGCAGATCGTGATGTTAGAAATATTGTAAGCGAGAATCCGGCTAGAGACTTTGCTTATAGTTTAATTGACCATTTTGGAGTGAATAATGAACGAACTAACTAACAAACTCTTAACACAAGCTAGAGCAGAATGTTTTAGACTTGGTGTTAGACCTGCAACCACTATAGCTTACGATGAATTGGACAAGTTTGTAGAGTTGATTGTCAAAGAATGTGCTGGTATTGCAACGGATCTATCTAAATTATACGACCGAAAGGATGTAGGGTTTGATGTTGGATATAGTATGGGTACGGCAAGAGCAGCAGAACATATTAGATTACACTTTGGAGTTGAAGAATGAACGAAAGAATTAAAGAACGAATCAAAGACCTTAGAAAACAGGCTGGTATAAAGGAAACACCAGTAACCCTTAGTATTCTTAGA